CACTACCCGCAGCTTGTACGACTAAAGCAGTTGCTTCCTTCTGTTCATCGATAGAACCATGCCATAAGATTGGAGTGTCAATCTGCATTTTGGGCCGGATGAAGTCATCAGTAATGTCGTCCTTTGGTTGCAAGACAACCGTTTCATCCAGTCGGCTGTATATGGTTCCTCTTGTTCCAAAAGTCATGGACCCAGCGAGAAATGCGGCACATCTGCTTGACCCGACATCAGACGTTGCCCAGCTAAGACTTTCGTATCCCCTTCTAAATTCCGCAACTAATTGCTTGTGCATTCCGGTTGCCATTGGAAAAAATATATGAAGTCGTCCAAGGTCCTGATCATAGGTGGCTGTAACAAATCGAGGTCCAACGCACTCCTTCAGCAACTCTTTGTATATGGACTCGACATCATAGGAGAGGGTTCTGCTATCAATAGTTAGGCCATTTTCCGCAGATCGGATTAGCGAGTGTACGCCATGTCGAGAGCAAAAGATGACATCACTTCCAACCTGTACAATGCCATTGTGCGAGATGGCCCCAAGCTGTACGTTGGCCCTGTTGTCAATTTCCTTTGCTGTATAATCAGGATCAACCTTGTAAACGATGGTTTGGTCGTTTGTAAAAATAGCTAGGCGATTTGATTCAAATCTAGCTAAACCAGTTATTTCATCAGCGGAGCCTAACACGTTTGCCAAATCAAGAAAGTCGGCCCTGGTCACCTCAGACTGGGCTTTTGTTTCTTCATTGATAAAAATCTCATCATCTGGGAAATCTTCAAATACACGGCTGATGCTGATTTCTTTAGGTCTGTCTGTGCGGCCAGCTGCATATATCCGGCCTTGGATACCAACTGCGAATCCCGGCCTGATGGATGCCGTGCTTTTTTGAAAGGTCAGGCCGTCCGTTTTGATCATGGGAAAGCCGGGAGACATAAAGTAAAGCTTGTTCGCAAAGCTCATCGATGTGACAGGAACATCTGTCTGGAAAGCGTCTGGAAAGTTTGCACCGCGCTCACTCTGTAGACTTATCGTTTTTCCATCCTGTATTGCAAACGCCAGACCGCTGCGATCAAAAAAGTCTTGATGCACAACTTCGCCAACCGCCCACTTGTATCTAGCCAGTAAACCAACATCTCTTTTTAATGTTCCCGTCCAATGAGCATGAGCGTTGTTAAGGTTGAATAGAGGCTGTTTCTCTCCATCATCCATACCAATAAGCGGTCGTGATCTATCCAGTCCTTTAAAGGCATAATAAGCCGACAAGCGGCTTGGAATAAGGGCTGGACTTTTACTCTTCATTATAGAGCCAAGGCTGCATTATTGCCGTTCATGTCTCGCATAGGATCTGTGTTTTCGACGCTTGTCATCTCATGCCGTACACCGCCTTTGTACTTTCTGCTGTATAGTATGCCGTTGAGGTGCCGTGCGAATTCCAGTCTGGCATTTGGATACTTCTCACTGGCCTGTTGTTCTGCATACAACGCGAGTAGGCCCCGCACCATAATTGCATCTTCGATTTCTCTGAAGTCAGTCTGTGAGTTGTAATACTGAATAGTAGTACCAGAATAGTACGGATGCGAATTGATCATTTCTACGACTTCATTCGCAAGTTCGATGAACATCAGAACGACATCCCCGGTCACCCGGCGACTGCTGAAGTCTCCATATCGTCGGAGTGCGATGGCAACCAAGTTTTCAAGAGGGGCATGTTTGCTCCCTCTAAAAACATGCGGAGCTAACCGTGTGCTCTCTGGGGCTTCCCGCGTTCCAATTACTGGATGTTCTACCTTTTTCGCTGCAACCGCCATTAGGCTTCAACCAGTCTACCAGTAGTGACATGAAAGTGTTTGCGTACTCTTTCTGCGTCTTCTGTGGGCACAGCAAATAAAAGATGCCCGGCATTGTTTCTTACACCTCGTATTCTATAGTCTGCGTCGATTATTAGCTCAAATCGCGGGACATCAGGGTCTAGGCAAACGAAGACAACTTCTTTTTTTGCAATTGATACGTTTTCTGCTTTTGCTTTTTTAGCTGCCGTTTTCTTTGCTTTTACCGGGATTTCAACGTCCATATTATCCATGAAAGGCTCCTTTATTGTGAAGCTTAGTTCTGGATCAAATTAAGCGTTTTGTCGTCCCGTTATTTTTTACTGGAGAAAAGTCAAATATGACCATCCTCCGCTGGAGGTTCGATGACTTTTTCCAGCTTTAAAAACTCTATGCGTTTATTCGGAACGTACCGCCATGTTACACCTCTGCCATTTGAAATCTGAAACGTCGTTTTGAAGATCCCGATTTTTATTATTGTCGCTTTATCGCCATCAATATAGACGGTGCAGCCTTCTTCTATAGCTGTGTCTGCCCTAAAAGTTAGACCTTTTATAAGGGCGTCGAGCGCATCCTTGGCCCATAACCCAATACCTATAGATAAGGTCAAAGCTAGAAGGGGAGCGATAAGTTCGACTAAGTCTATACTAATCTGATTTAAGTTTGCTATTTCCATCGCCATGCTCTAATTCGGGAAGAACCATCCCAGCTGCACCAAATGCAACCACACACAAAAACCGCTCCTGGTATTGATTGAGTGCCGTCCAAGTTTTGGTGAGGGGGTTTTGGGTAATTAAGACCATTTCCCTTCGGTTGTTTGTTCCCTTAAAAACAACTACTTCTCTGAACTGATTTCGCACAATGTCAATCATCCTTGGAATAGGAATACACTGACCATTACTCACTCCGGGGGCCTTTGTCTCACCCCGCACCTCAGTGCAGAGAGCAAAGAGACTATATAAAAGTGCCAAAGTAGAAATGACAAAAATTATAAAGGTCCCTTTGATTGGGTCACTTTTCATTTCCCGCGCAGTCTTATGTATAGAATACCCACCATTAATCTTCCTCCTGTTTGTGGCAGTCGCAGTTGCAGACACCGTTTTCGTGACACCCGCATTCTACGCAGCTGTCACAGGAGCAATCCTTTTCTTCAGTCATCGCCACTCCTAAAAAATACTTGCTGAGAATCTTTTTCTCTTCGGGACGCCAAGAATATCGGGGTACATCTGTTCGCGTTCCTTTTCGGCAACCCTATGGTCTGCATACCCCTCAATCTTTCCAGCCTTTATGTCATCCCTAAACTTTTCAAACATCGCTGGACCATCCATAATCTTTCCACTCTCAGGATCGTAGCTGGGAAGCAAATATTCTAACCTCCCCCTTCCATCGTCCATGTCTATGCCAATGCCCTTAATGTGCATCGTTACATATTTTCCATCCATAAGGCCGTGCCTTTTGGTTTTCACAACATCGTCGTGATAGTTTTGCAGATAGGTTTTGTTCTTGCGGTTGTATGGAGAAGCAACAACCTTGTCTGCAAAGTTACCCATTCATTGCTTTCTTTGCAGCCGCTTTCCCCTTTGGGGTATACGGGTATTTTTTTCCAGAAACGTATGGCAATTCAAATCTCCTTGTCTGCTGGTTACCTGATGGACTCTCTTTGTTTTCGTATCTTTCTGAGGAGTTTGGCAAACGGATCACCCGCTACGCCTTTCTCTACCCCGCTGATGGTTCTGCCAGTTTTTTTATCGTCAATATAGTTGCCTACTTCTTTCGCCCATTTTTGTAAGCCAGTTGGCCCACTCAAAGTTTTATGGAGTGCCTTTGCCTTACCGATGATTACCTTTTTGCCTGGTATGCCCTTCATTGTCTCCGGGCTCTTTTTAGTGACACTGCTACCAGTCATTCTTTTCGAGCTGGCTTTGTTCTTCGGGCCACTGCCTCTAGTTCCTGTCTTTACTCTCTTCATTTAATCCTCTTAAAAAAAAGTATGGGAGGGCAAAAGCCCTCCCAAGAAAGTTAAGCAGTTGTTGCCCAACCTTTGATAAATGCATGAACCTTGTCTTGCATAAGTTCGAGGCCGCAATCAGAAAGAAATTCCGATGTGGTGGCATCGACGCCAGGACTTTGTCGGTCTCTGAGCAATTGCGTATCCCTGCCTTGGAGGTAGCGATACTTGACCTGGGACATGTCAATGATCACCATCGCTTCAGCCATCGAAGGGATCTGTCTGAATTGAGGATGAAGGTGGACTAAAAGCTGACCACTGGAGGTGTTGTAACTCGTAATATTCACTCCATATGCGCCTTCAATCATTGTTGGCTGCCATCTGGCCTTACCAATTTTTTGCAAGTGTGCGGCAACTTTCGGTCCGACAAATGCAACCTTCTGGCTTGACCCGAATGCAAAGACAGTCTCGATGAGAAGATTGTCGAAGTAATCTTCGTTCATCTGCCCCGCAGTTGACCAAGTTGAGCCGTCGATAACATTGGTGATGTTGTTTAAAAAACCACCAGTGTATCTGCGCTCATTTGATGCTCCAGCGTTTTCGCGGTGCTTATGCCCAAAAAACATTGCCCTCTCGATTTCCTGCATATGAAGTTTTAGAGCCTTCATAGAGAATTCGTCTTCAGCATCCCCAGTACGCCTGTAGGTTTGTTTAAGGGTGTTAGTCACGCTAAAACTGGTCCTGAAAATCTGAGTGAAATTCTGAATGGCAACCGGATCGAACGACACAGATGTAGCCACATCAGCACCGTCTTCAGCCGCAAAACCACAAACAAATAAATCTTGGTTGTCGTCAATTTGCAAGCCAGTCGTGCCAAGGTTTCTAGCGACTGCTATCGAAGTTCCGTTTGCAGCTGAGTCAGAAGTTACTCGCATAACCTCACCAGTTGCAGGGTTGCACAATAATGAACCAGCAATCAGGAATGCAGATTCTGTATCCTGATCTATTGTTAGAGTTGTTGCTGTTGCGTTGTATCCACCAGCGTTATTGATTTTTACAACGCGATCTGGCAATTCATCTCTAAAATTTGAAAAGGCCGCGTCATCTGTGGCTTCGCCAGTTGTCATAGACAATAAGGCGTTAAATGGTGCAGAGCCGTTTGGCTCCAACAGGGCAAAAGTCTCCCTGTAGTTCGTTGGTCTGAAGTCAGTGGAGAATTCCCCTGGACCCCTTAGACCTGCTATTGCTGTAACCATAATTGGTTCTCCAAAATTAAAAAATAAAAAACAGATGCTTTTGGAAAACACGGAAATGGCATCGTGTATTAAAAGCGGTATTCATGTCCCTCTATTTTAGCGGTGGAGAATGCACGGCCTGTGAAGAACAAAAGCAGTATCTCACTTGGAAAGAGCTGCGTCGTCCCGCTTTTGCCATTAAAAAAAGAACTAATTACGCCTTGACCGAAAAAGACTCTCCG